GATCGATTTCAGCAGTGATTTCTTGAGCAAGTGCTGCCATGATTTCTGCTTCAACGTCAATACCGTGTTGTGACTGTGCATCTTGTGCTGCTTCAAATGTCCAACGTGCTTGCAACTTACGTGATTTGGCTTCAACAGCCTGACGTAAGATTTGTACGCTGATCTGCTTACCGCCGTTACCTTCTAATGCCGCAGTATCATTACCTGTGTAGTAACTTGATGATGTTGCATTTTGTGGTGAACGTGAATATGCCTGAGCAATTTTGAATGGGCTCAATGCTTCTTCACCAGCAGTTACAGATGTCTGTGCTGCTGAGTTGTCAGTCAATGACTGAGCATAACGTACACGCAATGTGTGGATCTGACCAACTGGACCAGTCATTGGCTGTACGCCGACTAGTTCGTTAGCGATAACAGTTGGCATAACACGACGGATAACCGGTAGAATTACTCGGTTAAGAGTTGCGATGTTACCAGCAGTTGTAGTACCGGCTGAAGATTCAGCAAGCAACTGCTTCTTGGTGTTCTCTAAAATAACACCCATTGTTGAGCGGCGAGTTCCTTTCAAGCCTTCTAGTAGGGCTTCCTTGGTCTCGTCCCAACGGCTTTCTAAGAGTACTTTTGACATTTTAATTATCTCCTAATTATGTCTTACTTAAGCCCTGCCAGACGCTTGAGATCAATAACGTGTCCGTTATCTTCCTCAACTTCTTTTTTGGCAGTTTCTTTATCACCAGTCACTTCTTTGATAACACTTTCTGTTAAAGTAGTTTTAGCGCCTGCTTTAACTGTTCCAGTGTTAAGAACTGCTGGTAAATATTTTGCGAAAGCATCCTGCAATTTTGGTGTTTGGACACTTTCTAGTAAAGCCTTCATTACTTCTTTCTTCTCTTTGTTTAATGGGGCTAGGAGTTCATCCATTGCCTTTTCACGCTGAGTTGATTCTTTAATGATGCGAGCTTCACGATCCTTTATTTCGGCAACTTGAACTGCTTGTTCAGCAATCTGTTTTGCCTTAGCAAGTGCTTCATCTTTTGATTTAATTGCTGACATTAACTTGCGAGCCTCAGCCTTATCGTTTAGATAAGTTACTGAATATTCGCTAGCAAATGCTTCAAACAATTTACGTCCAAAGTTGTTTTCACGAGCTTGTTTTATATCTTCTTTGAGTTGTGATAATTCACCCTTCAATTGAGATGTAACTGCATTGCCGACTTTTTTAGCACTTTCAGCAATGAATTTTGCTTTAAGTTCTTCAAGTTTTTCACGGCCTTCAGCAATTAGTTTTACACGTGCCTCAACAACAGCCTTCTTGTCTTGTGCAAACTCTTTAATTTCATTAGCAAGAGCATGAACAATAAACTTTTCTAGCTTTTGTTGATTTTCCATTTGTGCTTTACGATCACTGCGCAATTCTTTAATTTCTTCTGCTAATTTTGTTACCATAAAGTCATTAAATTTAGTTGCGTGTTCACCTAAAGCCACTCTAGTAGCAACACGATCTGCCGCTAATTGCTTCTTTTCCTCATGAAATTCTTTAATTTCTTGAGATAGATTTTCAGTTAACATCTTATCTAGGGCTTCTACCATCACACTACGATCATGTTCGTAACGTTGTGCAAACTCTTCTCTGAGTTCACCACGTACTTGATCGCGGGCTTCAGTCAACTTAGATTCCCACAACTTATTAAGTTCGTTGCCGACATCTTCGTTGATTAGACCACTCTCTAGTAATGGTTTGATAGCATCTAACATGCTCATATCCCCTATTATTTAATTTTCAATTCCTTGATGAGACGCTTTACTTCCTCACCTAAGAAATTTTGTACCTTTTTGTTGCCCCTTGCGTCCCTAGCGATTTCTAAAACTTTATGACCATGCTTCATATTCATGAGGCTTTCATATATTGCTTTAGGATATGCGTTAGGTGCGCTTGGTTGTGCAACGATATCAACAGTGATTATTTCAAAATCACTTACCTTGCCGTCCATGTCGCTTACATTACCTGATCCACGACTTGAAACGCCTAGTTTCACACCACTCTCCAACATAGTCTTTACTAATTGACCCATTGGAGTTGGTAAAATCTTTAGTTTGCCGAAACCGTTTGCGCCATCCATCCACATGTTTGTGATCATATGGCTAACACGGTCTAGATTAATCTTAAGGTCATCTGGGTGATCGACTTCACCTAATACAGAATAACCTTCTTGAATTTGTGTGTTTAACGTATTGACAGCAGTTTCAATTTCAGAAACGGGGTAAACACGCTCATTTGCGTTCTTTACCCCACCCTGAATAAAGATGCCCTTCATGTAGAGGGTCTTTAATTCATCGTTGCCTTCCTTTACGGATTCAACGATCATGTTTGCTCTATCAAACGTTAAGTGTTCCCTGAGATACAAAGCCATTTGTCTCCAAGTTACTCTTAATTAGCCTTTAGCCACTGGGCTTTTGGCATTTGCACCGTCATCACCATGTTTTGGTTTTGGTGCATTTTCTAACTTAGCGCCTTTACCGCCTGGTGCATTCTTGAATTTGCCTGCACCTGGTAAATCGCCTTCCTTCTTGCTGTATTCGTTAGAAGGACCTTTTGGACTATTTGGAACTGATTCATCACCGCCCTGATCAAACTTTACTGGCTTTACGCCGTTTGCTTTGACTTTAGGTTCATGTAATGCGGGGCTCTTAGTATATGCTCCGTTATCACCGTGAGTTACAGATACTTTTTGTAACTGTACGGCTTCCATCATTGGATCTTCTTCATCACCCATGTCGTCCATGCCTTCTTCATCTGATTCGCCTTTTAGAACGGCTTCAAGATGTGCAACGATATCTGCTAATTCGTCCTTAACTTCTGCAACTTCTCCTGCATCAATGTCGCCTGCTGGTTCTTCTACTTCTTCTTCTGAAGCTTCAAAATCAATATCTTCTGCTTCTTCTTCATTCATTCCTGTTTCTTCAACATCAATCTCGTCCATCAAATCAGCGACTTGACCGTGCATTTGACCGCCTTCATCCATCATTTCTTCATCCATGATTGATTCATAGATTTCGCGTGATTTCTCAACTACGATTTCGTGGAATAATTCGCGGGCTTTTTCTTCTTGCTCATTGATAATAAGATCAATAAGCTGTTCATATTTCTTGTTTTCCATTTGTATTTCTCCTGGATAATAATGGCTTTGTAGAATTATTTAGTGTCTACATACAAAAAGTGTTCAATAAGTGCGATTTTTTTGCGTTTTTGGTGTATTAACCAGTTGGTTGCTGTGGTTGGGCTGGTATTCCGTATTGTTCTTTTACTTTTTTAAGATATTCTTTTTTCTCAAAATTTCTAACGTCCAACATTTTACGTAATTTTCTGATATGCTCAAGCGTTAGTTTGGTCTTGCGGCTTGTTCTCCATACAGGTTTGCTATTATCATCAGCGATATTTTGATAGCCCGGTACTGGGGGATTAAACATTTCAATTAAATGCATGATATTATTTATCTTATGCCGGTGGACTACCGGGACCTGCAGGACCTGCTTGCGGTGCTCCAGCCATTGCTGCATTTGGACCGGCTGCATTAACTGGACCTGCCGGAGGTTGCTGTTCTGGTCCTTGCTGTGCTTGTTGTTGCTCTAGTTCTTCGCCTGTTTCTTTATCAGACTCAATATCACTTACGCTAACGCCTATGCTACGTAAATCTGTTCCTGCTGGTTCATCAAGTTTTTCTTTACCATTTTCTTCACGCCACAATTTTTCATTCTTGTTGATTTCTTCTTGTGTTAGGCCCAAGAAGCGTTCTAGGGCAAAGCGTTTAGAGATATATGAAAATTGTTCCATTGTCTGATAAGTTGTCACTCTTGCTGTGTCTAACTCGCTTTGACGATATGCAGCAAAGTTTTGCGGAGGATTGAAAGTTAATTCAAACAATCCGCTATCAATGTTAAATCCGCGCCAACGTAAAAATAGTTTAAACTCTTCATCTAATTTTTTACTGATATAATTCTGTAGTCGTTCACAATATTGATTGAAACGATATTCTTGAATCAATGCTGTACCAACACGACCATCACTTAATGGTCTATCACTATCGTCTGGTCCAGTTGGTAGATAACTGCTTGGTACACGTAAACCACGTGCTAATCTGTTGTTGAAGTATTTTAGGTCATCAATTTCACCTAGATTTTGCCCACCTTGCATAACTTCTACTGATGATCCGCGACCGTCTGCGGTGACTGGGAAGAAGTAATCTTCGTTCATTGAAAGTGGGTTATATGTAGCATCTACTATAGATGCACCACCATATACGCTAGGTATTCTGCGTTGATGAATCTCATTTTTAATACGTTCTACATAAGCCATAGCCATGTGACTTGGCATGTTACCAACGTCAATCTTGAAGAGTCTGCGTTCTGGTGCACGTTGTACACGATAGATTAACACAGCATCTTCAAGCAATTCTTTCTGCTTGTATACTTTAAAGATATTTTCTAATATACTTTGTCCAAAAGGCCAAAATCTGTCAAGGCCTTCAGTCAGGCTAAGATGCACAATGTGTTTCGCGTCGATAGCCGATTCGCTCTGACCCAATGTAAAGCGGCTACCTGACGTATTGTATGGCATTGCAGGAACAGTATATGGTGTATTAGTACCACCACCTGTACCACCTAAACCTGTTGCCGGATTAGCGGCGAAATCCGTATTAGTTTTTTGTGCAACTGATAAATTTTGAAGATTAATGTTTAAATCTTTTAATACGTACTGTTCTGGAAGTTTACCTTCACTTTCGTTGACGATAACCTTGATAACTTTAACCATATCAACCCAATACAACTTAAAGTTTTCTGGGTCGCGTACAAATACTTGATCTCCGTACTTGATAACGTTACGGAATATCTTAAAAATTCTTTGATCAAATTCGTTTAGTTTACACCACTGTTGTAATTGCTCTTTAAGGATATTAATTTCATTCGGTGTAGGATCTTCTTTAAAATCCAATGTAAAAGCAGTTTTGTTTTGTTCGTTTTTCTGTGTACTAAACTCTGAAATGATGTCTAAACAT